TGGTGCTACAGGTACTACTCCTGCTGCTGTTCCCCAGATAAATTCGGATTTTTTGCAGATTCCTACAGATTACCTTGATCAAGTTTCCGCCATTGCTGGCGATATTAGTAGTTATGGTTATTGGTCAGATACTTTCTTCGACTATAAGGTCTCCATGCCGCTTGCCCGTTTTTGTATTCCTTCACTTCAGGATCCTGCTTATGAGCATGGCGATGACGTCTTGCTTGACCGTGCTGGTAAGCAGCTTTCATAGCTAAAAGTTTTTTGTTTCCTGGGGAGAGTTCCAGCACCTCTCCCCTTTATAAAATTATTGTCATGTTTTGCGAATGTAAATTTAATCCAGATAGGGATATACAAGAGGTTGACCAATTCGGATTTGTAGACCTCAACGAATGTCTTGCTAACGGCGAAGTTCCTGCTTCAATTGCAGATTCTGAAGACCAATATAATGGCATAGAAGACCCTGCCGAGATACTCGGCAAGCCTTCAGACGTGTTTGATGCGTACCGTATGGGAGACTATATCAAGGACAAAGGTACAATAAAAGACCCCGCTCCTGTTAAGCAGGAGTAAGCCTCGCACCTTTACTTGATATTAATATGCGAGGTGACACACGCCCCCCCCGTGTGTTCAGGTTCAATTAAAAAAATAAAAGATATGGGACTTGCATTCCTTACAGCGTTACTTCAGCAATACGCTAATATGAGTAACCGCAACTATACTGATAAGGTTCGCAGAGAGCAAAATATTTTCAATAAGTATGAAGCGCAACGCTCGCGTGAGTTTAACCAGCAAATTGATAGTACAAAATATCAAAGAACTGTTGCAGATATGCAAGCCGCAGGCGTTAATCCTGCCTTGGCTATGTCTGGTGGAGTTTCAACACAGGGTACTTCAAGTGCCCAGGCTCAAGGTGCCAACGTAAATACTCCTTTGCTTGACTTGTCGCAGGTTGCCCAGCTCGCTATGCAGTCCAGGCAGTTATCTATCCAAAATAAGTTGGCTGACGCTGATATACGCCTCAAGAATGCAGATGCAGACTTGAAGGAAAAAGATGCTAAAGTACGTGACGACTATAATGATTTGCTCATGAAAGGTCTGAAGCTTAGCCTACAGCTCAGTGATGTCCAGATTTCGCAGATTAAAGCTAATATATCCAAGATTGGTGAAGAGGTTGAACTACTCAAAAAACAAGCCGCTACTGAGGAAGAGCGTCGATTACTTACTGCTGCTGAAACTTCATTGCGCAAAGCTATTGAGCGTAAGACCGATCAGGAGATTAAGAATCTCGTTACTCTTTTGCCGTTTCAGCGATCTTTGATGTCTGCCCAGACTGAAGCTGCAAAAGCTTCTGCCGCTGCCCAGTTCGTCCATGCCGCTTATGAGCAAGGACTTATCGATAGTGGCTATATCACCGCTATGGTCAGAGAACAGAACGCCAGTGCTGACGAAAAGGAAGTTCGTAAGACTGCCGATGAATACGAATATCTTATACGTAGCGGAAATATTTTCGACACTTCAAAGACTTCTGGAAAGTTAGCAAAGGACTTTATCCAAGCCGCTACTATCTTGTCAAAACTTTTTGGAGGTGTAAACCAAGGTGTTATTGGTCAACTTGCCAAAGGTGTAGGAAAATAATTCAAAAAAAATAGTTTTATTTATATATTATTACTATCTTTGTGGTGCAAACAAAGTAATTAGTTAATAGCTATGTGTGTTTTCCCAGTACAATTAACCCGTGAGGTCTGTGGACGAAAGACAATCGTTCATGTACCTTGCGGCAAATGTCCTGAATGTGTTAAAGACAATCAGAACGCCTTTGTTATCCGTACTATTGAGGAGCAAGCCAAAAGAGGTTCGCTCTGGTTTATCACTCTCACATACGCAAACGATCACGTTCCTGTTGCTTTCGATGCTGACGGAGAGGTTATAGAGCGTGATCTTGTGCCTATACTTAAAAACCCGTCAAGATATCGTCCTGCTTCTTTCGCTCCACATTGTGAGCCGCTCGAAGAGAATTCTGATTTCTACCTCCAGACTGACGAGGTTGACGATTATTCGAATGATATGCCCTTCGATTCTTACTACGATGTTCCATCCTTGAAAGAAAATAAATGGCATGGTCTAGACTATGCTGCTTTGGATATAGAATCAGAAAATTCTATCTCTGATAGTGATATATATGATGAGGAAACCGGAGAACGGCCGTGTAATCTCTATTCGCTCAATAACAGAGATATTCAGCTATGGAAAAAGCGCGTACGTAGGCAAATTGACTACCACGCTGGCCGTAAGGTTGATTTCGGCTACCTCATTTGTGGAGAATATGGACCTCGTACCCATAGACCACATTACCACGGTCTTCTCGTTGGATTATCTGATGAAGATGTGATGAGATTCAAAAAAGACTGGGAAACTCATTACGGTTACACCTGCTTCAAAAAAATCGCTTCCTGCGATGTAGAGCGCACAGCTCGTTATGTATCCAAGTACATTACCAAACAGAAATGTTTGGAAGATTCAGCTGTAGTCAAAGGATTGGTTGCCAAGCCTCGTAAGGTTACATCTATCGGCTTCGGTGTACCCACACGTAAACGAGATAAGCAGCTTCGTAAGGACGTTTTAGGCGACTTGTCGGACTTGCCCAGTTTCGACCAGTTTACAGGCGTAAACCCTTTTTGGTTAAGTAAACAAGTTGAAAGATTGTCAACATCATTAAAATACAAATGTAATGGAAAACAATACAAACTCCCACGCTACTATCGTATGCGATTACTCTATGTTAAAGATGCGCTTACAGGGCGTTATCGCCCGACTGCGTTATCAACGATGGTGTCGAGAGCTCTACAAGAACGCATTCAACAAGACTTTATTGGAAAATGTCGTCAATTGGCAGCCAACGAACATCTTCCAGAAAGTTATGAAACGTATGCTATCGTGTCCAAAATTGTATGCGATAGCGAAAAGCGTGAACGAGCGCAAAGAGCGCAAACTATCATCGAAACTAATCTTGCAGCATTCAGAAAAAGCAAATTTTAATCATTTCTAATATTTATATGCAAACTCTAGAAAAAATTCTCTCGTGGCTGAAAGCCTTGCCGTTATGGCTTCGCCTTTTCGTGCTTCTTGCACTTGCCTTTGCTGGTGCTTGGTCTCTTTCATCTTGTGCGAACACTAAAGCTGTTGTTCGTGCCTCCTCTGAAAACACTTCCGCAACCGTCACAATCACAACCAACAACCCAACCACCGTAAACGTTACTAACAAGCAGGACACTATCGGACTAAATTTCAATCCTAGGAAAACGTCTTGCACTCGACTATTTTTCCGAAGTTGTCCGAACAACCGTACGGACAACGGAAAAATAACGCTGCGTGCTAACGCCTACGCCAGTTCATCTTACAGCCAAACAGACAACCTACACCACCGATGTACGCCAATGTTCTTCAGTTTCTCTCGTGATGCGCTTTCCCTTGGCTGTCCTCCAAGTCTTAACCTTAAGCATCGCTTTAGCGGTGCTTCTGACAAAATTTTGCTTTCGCAGCTTTTCCAAAGCGTACGGAGCGACGAGCGACGAGAGTTGCGCCATCATTGCGCAACTCATATAGGCTAACGCGAAGCGTTTGACCTTTTCTCAAAGCATACTGCGCAGCCGCGCCCTTGGGCGCAATGCGCAACAAAAAAAAAAGATATGGCAAACATTTACGACAAAGTACCCATTAAGGTACAACGCAAATCGGGTTTTGATAAATCATTTCAGAACCTGTTCACTGGTAAAGTCGGTACGATAATCCCAATTCTAACAGACGAATTGATACCGAACACCACTGTTCGCCTACGTATGGCGATTACTACTCAGCTGCCGCCTCTTGCGTCAGATACTTTCATGCGTGTTCGCCAGAAATACGCTGCTTTCTTTGTTCCTACCCGTATTCTCGTTGCTCGTTATGAGGATTGGCTTACAGGTAAAGCAAATGGCACTACCTCCGCAAAGGTAGTTTTGCCTACTCTCTATTTCAACCCAGAGACAGATAAAGCCGCTTATGGTAACGGATCACTTCTCGACTATCTTGGCTATAAGTGTGCCCATACTTCTTTTACCGAGTTACAGGGTGTCAAGCTTTCCGCTCTGCCTATGCTTGCATATCACAAGATATATAATGATTGGTTCAGAAACAGCCTTGTTCAGAAGGATATTTTTAATAACGCCCTTGCTGCGTCTGTTGTGTATAACCCTGCTACTTCTTCTGTCGTTGTTCCTTGCAGTCTTGCTGCGAATCGTAATACATTTACGTTTAACTCTGCTTCTACCGAAGCTACTGCTGGAGGTTCAAAGTTCGCTGACGGTGTCGATATTACAGCACTTCGCCAGGCTAATTTTGGCTCTGACCTATACACCTCTTGCACTCCGTCTCCTCAAAATGGTATCGCCCAGTCTGTTTCTTTCGATACTTCAGCCGCCACAGGTAAGTTTACCATTAGCGCTCTTCGTGCGGCCAATTCTATGCAGCAATTCTTGGAGCGTAACAATCTTGCAGGAAATCGTCTTGTCGATTACGTCAAAGCCCAGTATGGTGCTAACCTAAATGACGCTATCGCACAGCGTCCTGTTCTCCTTGGTTCTGGCTCTTTCGATGTCTATTCAAAAGGTGTATATCAGACCTCCAATTTCTATGATTCGAGCGACAGCCTCAATAATCCTATGTCTGGTATGGCTGCTAAGTTCGGTTCGGCCTTTGTAGATGGCAATGACCTTGTAATCGATGGATTTACAGCTATGGAGCCCGGGTACCTCATGGTCGTTACGTGGTTGTCTCCAAAGGTTACTTATTCTACAGGTGTTGACCCTATTCTTACCCGTTATCTTATTCAAGATTCTCAATCTGATATGGCTAATCCTATTCTTCAGAACGTAGGTAACGAGCCAATCTATGCCCGTCAGTTGTCCTCCGACCAAGCAATCACCGCTGGTGATGACGTGTTCGGTTATAATGACCGTTATAGTAATTGGAAGGACAAAATGGATGAGGTTCATGGAATTCTGCGCGACGGTGCTTCCCTTATGTCGTTTGCTCTTCAGAGAACATTTGGTGCTACAGGTACTACTCCTGCTGCTGTTCCCCAGATAAATTCGGATTTTTTGCAGATTCCTACAGATTACCTTGATCAAGTTTCCGCCATTGCTGGCGATATTAGTAGTTATGGTT